TTGGACAACTGTATCAGGAACTCCTGCCGCTAGTTCTAAATTTGGTAACACTCTTAAATTAACAAGTGCATCAGCTACTCAAGAAATATCTGATCTTATAGTTGGTAAAAGTTATGAAGTTATAATTAAACTTACTGGTGCAACAATCACTGCAACGATTGGAACATCATCTGGTGGTTCAGAAACTAAATCACAAACTATAACAATAAGTAATGCAAATGAGTCTTCGTATACAAGTTTTACATTTACTGCTACGGCTGTAACACATTTTATAACATTGACTGAAGCATCTGGATCAAATGCATTTATAGGATTCATAAGTCTCACAGAAGATGATACTAATCCAAAAAAATTAAATTATATAACTTATGAAGAATGGAATGATAATTTTAGAGAAAAAGATTCTGCATCTTCAGTAGATAAATTAGGTGTTCCAGATTTTGTTTATACTAGCTACAATGATGAAATAGGATTTAGTCCAATACCAGATAGTGATAACTTATCTATAAAATTTGATTATTACATTACACATACAGACTTGTCTGCTTCAACTGACACTTCAATAATACCTGCAAGGTTTGAATCTGTGATTGTTGCTCGTGCAAGATATTACTCTTTTATGTTGCGTTCAGATTTACAAAACGCACAATTTGCAAATAAAGAATATGAAGATGGCGTTAAAAGAATGAGAGTTGAACTCATTAATAGAAAAAATTATGTGAGGGCTGTGTAAGTGCCAGATCTTTCACAAACTCAACCATTTGCATTTGCTTGTGAAGGTGGACTTGTTTTAAATCAACCTACTTTTAAAATGCAGCCCGGTCAAGCGTTAGAGTTACAAAATTTTGAACCTGATATTGATGGTGGGTACAGAAGAATAAGTGGGTTTAGAAAGTTTATAAATCACATAGTACCTCAAACATCTGCATCAACTGAAAAATTGTTGATGGTTGCAGAATTTGCAAATAAAGTTATTGCGGCCAGAGGTGAAAAAATATTTAGTTCTGCATCCACAGAACTTGCTACTACTATTGCTTCAGGAACAGGTATGACAGGTTCAGGAACTATCACTGTAGATAGCACGACAGGATTTAGTTCAAGTGGAACATTACAGATTAATTCTGAAATATTTACGTACACAGGAGTTACATCAACAACATTTACAGGTGTAACAAGAGCAACAAGCTCTACAAGTGCTGCGACACATGCCGTAAATGATGTGGTTTCAGAAAGTTGGACAGAAAGAGATACAGGTAGAACAAACGCTGGTAAATATAATTTTGAAACATTTAATTTTGATGGAAATGATAAATTTATTGTTGTAGACGGAACTAATGATCCAACTGTTTTTAACACTTCATTGTCTGCTACAGACGTTACAGCATCAAGCGTAGAGGGAGCAAAGTTTGTAACAGCATTTAGAGAACACATGTTTTATGCTGGAATGTCTAGTACACCACAAGAATTAGTATTTAGCCAACCTTTTGATGAAGATGCGTTTAATACAGGAAGTGGTGCAGGATCTGTAAAAGTTGATGATACTATTGTGGGTATAAAGGCTTTCCGTGAAAATTTATTTATTTTTTGTGAAAATAGAATATTTAAATTGACAGGAAGTTCGTCAAGTGATTTTGCTGTAGCACCTGTTACTAGAGATATTGGATGTATAAACGGAGACACCATACAGGAATTTGCAGGTGATTTAATATTCTTAGGACCTGATGGATTACGTACAGTTGCAGGTACAGCAAGAATTGGTGACGTTGAAATTGGAACAATTAGTCGTGCTGTGCAACCTGAAATAGATAAAAACATAAAAGATTCAGATTTATTTGAATCAATAGTTATACCTGATAAAACACAATATAGATTATTTTTTACAAACACAACAGATGCAGAAAAAGATACACAAGGTTTAATATGTGTTTTAAAAGGGCAAACTTTTGAATTTGCAAAGTTGAGAGGAATAAAGCCTTCAACAACAGGAACATTTGTTACAACTGGTGATGTAAAAGCTATACATGGTGGGTTTGATGGATATGTTTACAGACAGGAAAAGGGTAATGATTTTGATGGGGCTACTGTTGATGGAAAATACAGAAGTCCTGATTTAACATTTGGAGATCCCGGAATAAGAAAACATATGCAAAGGGTTATATTAAACTATGCACCTGAAGCAAGTATTGATGCAGATTTATTTTTAAGATATGATTATGAGAGTGGTGATGCACCTCGACCTGCAGCATATCCTTTTGACTCATCAAAAGTTGTTGCAGTTTATGGAACATCAACATATGGCACAGGTACATATGGTGGAACATCACAACCTCTTGTTCGTCAACCAGTTGAAGGCTCAGGGTTTGCAGTTGCATTAAGAGTAAACGATGGTGGCACAACAGCACCATATTCATTAAAAGGTTTTGGATTAGAATATCAAGTAGGAGCAAGAAGATAAATGGGAGCAACGTATACAAGACAGTCCACGTATACTGACGGTGACGTTATACAGGCATCCGATACTAATGACGAGTTTAACCAGTTATTAGCCGCCTTTGCCGCAAGTACAGGACATACACATGATGGCACTACTGCTGAAGGTGGTCCTATAACTAAAATGCTTGGAACATCACTTACGCTTGGTGATGGCACAGCAGGAACAGATATTACTGTAACCTTTGATGGTGAAAGTAATGATGGTGTTCTTAAATGGATGGAAGATGAAGACTACTTTGAGTTTAGTGACGACATCTTAGTTGCTTCAACAGAAAAATTACAATTCAGAGATACTGCAATATACATTAATTCATCTACAGATGGACAGTTAGATTTAGTTGCAGATACAGAAATACAGATTGCGGCCACAACTGTTGACATAAATGGTAACGTTGATATATCAGGAACACTTACAATAGGTAGTGCAGGTATATCAGAAGCAGAATTAGAAATACTTGATGGTGCTACAGTTACAACCACTGAGTTAAATATAATGGATGGTGACACATCTGCTACTTCAACTACGTTAGCTGATGCTGATAGGGTAGTGGTAAATGATGCTGGCACGATGAAACAAGTTGCATTAACTGATTTTGAAACATACTTTGAAGGTGCGTTAGATACTTTTAGTTCAGCCATAACTGCTGATGCAGGAGTATCTATTGATAATATTACAATAGATGGCACAGAGATAGATTTATCTTCTGGAGATTTGACAGTAGATGTTGCAGGAGATATTAGTCTTGATGCAGATGGTGGTGACATATTTTTTAAAGATGGTGGCACAACATTTGGTAGTGCAACTAACACATCTGGTAATTTAATAATTAAATCAGGAACAACAACAGCATTAACTTTTAGTGGTGCTGACGTTACAATCGCAGGTGATTTGACTATATCAGGTGATGACTTAACTATGGGTACAAACACCAGTGGTCATATTATGGTTGCAGACGGCACTAACTTTAATCCTGTAGCAGTATCAGGTGACGTAACAATAAGTAATACAGGTGCTGTAACAATAGCAAGTGGTGCAGTAGAAACTGCAATGGTAAATGCAAATGTAATATCAGGACTAGATGAGTTAAACTCTGCAGGGGTTGATATTACAAATGATGATTTACTTATTCACGACAATGATGCAAGTGCATTAAAGAAAGTATCTGTAACAAATCTTATATCTAGTGCAGGTGGTTTGACAGAGGTTGTTGCTGATACATCACCACAACTAGGTGGTAATCTTGATACTAACTCACACAACATACTTATTGATGATGCACATTTTATTGCAGATGAAAATGGTAACGAACAAATTATATTCCAAACCACAGCATCTGCTGTTAATCAGATTGATGTAACAAACGCTGCAACAGGTAATTCACCTGAAATATCTGCAACAGGTGGTGATACAAATATTAGTTTAAAACTAACACCAAAAGGTTCAGGACAAATTTTACTAGATGGTAATGTTGGCATTGAATCAGGGTTGATTGATTTAAAAAATAGTGGTTCAAGATCACAAATAAAATTTTACTGTGAGTCTGGTAATGCTCACGCACAAACACTTCAAGCTGCACCACACTCAGAAGCTGCATCAAATACTCTAACACTACCAAGCACAGGTGGTGACGTTGATTTAGTTTCAACAGCATCAACTGCTACACTTACAAACAAAACATTAACAAGTCCAAAAATAAATGAGGATGTAGCAGTTACAGCTACTGCAACAGAAATAAATCTTTTAGATGGTGTTACAGCTACAACCTCAGAACTTAATGTTATGGATGGTGGCACAGCTGCTTCTTCAGTAACATTAGCAGATGCAGACAGATTAGTAACTAATGATGATGGTACAATGAAACAGGTAGCATTGACTACATTAAAAACTTATTTATCTAGTGCAGGGTTTGTTACTGATGACCCAACAGCATTAGCTATTGCTTTAGGATAGGGAGAATTAAATGGCGAATACATTTAAAGTAAAGACCAATGATGCAATGCCATCAAGTGCAGGTACTCCTTTAACACTTTATACTGTACCATCTAGTACAACAACTATTGTATTAGGTTTGATACTGTGTAATGTAGATACATCACAAAGAACTGTTGATGTACAACTTGTATCCGACACAAGTGATACTGAAACAAACGCAACTGTAAAGTTATTGGAAAATGTTCCAATACCTGCAGGTTCAAGTTTGGAAGTATTATCAGGTGGTAAAGTCGTGTTACAAACTACAGACGTGTTAAAGATAGACTGTGACGTTGCAGCTAAGATTGATGCTACGCTTTCAATTATGGAGATAACATAATATGGTTCATATAGGTAATACACCTGCAAGTAACTTTGCATCTGTAACTAAAGATACGTTTAGTGGCAATGGAAGCACGACTGCATTTACATTATCTAAAGCTGCGACAACGAATGGTGTTGCAGTCTTCGTAGAAAACGTAAGACAAATACCAACAACAGCGTATGCAGTTAGTGGCACTACATTGACGTTTACTGCTGCACCTGTAAGTGGAACAAACAACATCTACGTGTTACATCACAACACACCTGCAAGTACAGCAACACATCCTGCTGCACAGGCTTTGACTGCTACAAGTGGTACGTTTTCAAGTGCAGTCACAATTAATACAACAGACACCAACTTTGATGTAGGTGCAGATGATTTAATTGTTGGCA